GACTCTGATTTTGCAAGCGATAGCAATCCTATTGCGGGCGAACAGCTAGTTGAGAAACTAGAGCCTGGAATAATAGAGCACCTGCCTGCCGGCAAGGAAATTACATTTGGAAACCCTCCGGGGGTGCAGGGGTATAAAGAATTTATAAGCGTTCATTTGATGGCAATAGCCTCTGCTTTGGGGGTTACTTATGAAGCTTTAACGGGCGATTTGTCACAGGTCAATTTTTCGTCAGCTCGTATGGGGTGGCTCGAATTTCAGCGCAACATCACCGGGTGGCAACAGAGGATTATGGTTGCCCAGTTTTTAAGGCCGCTTTGGGGCTGGTTTGTACAAGCCGCCAGTTTGGCAGGGTATGACCCCGCAAGATTATATCCGGCGATGACGATGCCGCGCAGGGAGATGATAGATCCTACGAAGGAAATCCCGGCTACAATAAAAGCGATCAGGGCTGGGTTAATGACGTTGCCCGAGGCAATAAAAATGTACGGATACGATGCTCATAAACAGCTGGCTGAAATCGCAGCTACAAATACGGAGATAGATAAACTGGGGCTGACGCTGGATTCAGATCCTAGACGTACAAATCCAAGCGGAGAAGCCATCCAAAATGAAGGGAAACCAGATGAAGAAGATTAACATGCCAGGGATGTTGCGCCGTGCGGAGGTGCGGCCGCAATCTCTGGACACTAAAAACAGGACCGTTGAGGTCGTCTTTTCCACGGGCGCGCGCGTAATGCGGCGCCCGTTTTCATTATGGGAAGAGACCGAACCATATTTGGAAGAGCTTAGCCTTGATCCTCAACATGTCCGGCTAGATCGCCTCAATAATGGCGCTCCCTTTTTAAGAGTCCACGACGATTGGAGTCTCGATAGCGTGCTTGGAGTGATCGAGAGCGCATCCACTGATGGGAATATCGGGACCGCGCTCGTTAGGTTTTCAGAGCGCGACGATGTTGAGCCTGTTTTTAAAGACATCCAGTCCGGGATCCTGAGGCATATCAGTGTTGGATATAAGGTCTATCGTTTTGAAGAAATGCCCAAAACAGAAGATGGTGTCCGTGTGCTTCGCGCAGTTGATTGGGAGCCTCTTGAGCTCTCAGCGGTTCCAATCGGTGCCGACGATGGGGCTGTGGTGAGGCAGGCGGATCAAAACTGTAACGAATGTGAAGTAAAATTTATGGAGGAAAAGATGACTATCAAGAAAAAGAAAAGATCGGGAGAAGTTGATCCCTCCGCCGTTGAGCCTGCCCCAGAAGAAGTAAGCGAAGAAGCTCAGCCGGTAGAAGGGCAGGATCAGGAGGTTGTGCCGCCTGAGGATGTTTCTGTTGATGCTCCTGTTGAGGCTGCGCCATCGGCAGAGGTTGAAGCTGCAGTCGATCCAGAGCCGCCAGCTACAGACCCTGCAAAGGTCGAAGAGGCGCGGCGCGAAGGTGAAAGGAATGAAAGAGAACGCTGCATAGAGATCAGGCGAATTGTTGGCAACGTCGGCCTCGATCATGAAATTGCTGAGAAAATGATAAGTGATGGCGTGTCGCTGGATGCGGCACGCAAGCAGGTCATCGATCTACTGGCGGATCGGGACCATGAAACCCCAACTAGAACCGCCAGAATGGAGGTGATCGGCATGGAAGAGAAACAGAAAAGGATTGATGGTTGCGTTGCGGCGCTTTTACACCGCGCGGATCCAAGCAAGGAGTGCCCTGAAATAGCACGCGAATACAGGGGCATGAATTTGATTGATATGGCCAGAGAGGCCATAGAAAAGGCCGGTGGAAATACCAGAGGTCTTTCACGCCGCGAAATAGCGGTAGTCGCCCTGAATCTTCACAGGGACAGGTCCTCTGGCATTCGCATGCACTCGGTAAGTGATTTCCCTGAAGTACTTTCAGTGGCGGTCAACCGCACGCTTCGCGATGCTTACAAGTTGGCTCCCAGAACTTTCGAGGGCTGGTGCCGCAGGTCAACCGCACCTGATTTCAGGGAAGTTGCCCGCACTCAGCTTTCCGAAATGTCGAAGTTCCAGACCGTTAAGGAATCTGGCGAATATAAATACTTGAGCTTTGGAGATAGCGCCGAGAAATATTCACTCGGGAAGTCGGGCGGAATCGTTGCTATCACATGGGAATCAATCATCAATGACGATCTCAGCGCTTTTTCAAGGATTCCGTTGATGTTGGCTGAAGAAGCAGCTGCGACAGAAAGCGATATCGTTTATGGAATACTTTCCACAAACGGTAAGCTAGCCGACGGCGTTGCACTGTTCGACGCGTCAACCCACAAAAACTACACCACCAGTTCAGGGACGGCGATCTCCGCAGATTCTCTTTCTTTAGCTCGCGCAATGATAAGAAAACAGAAGGGCCCCAAGGGCCGTGAGCTTAACATCGTTCCTCAGTATTTGATTGTTGGTCCCGATAAGGAACTCGAAGCAAACCGTTTTACCTCAGCAGCATTTGTTGCTTCCAAGGCGTCTTACATCAACCCGAACTTCAACACCTCTCTTGAGGTTATAGTTGAGTCAAGGATCAGCGGAAACGCTTGGTATCTGGCGGCTGAACCTACCCGCATCGATACGATTGAATATGCCTATCTCGAAGGTGAAGAAGGCTTGTTCACAGAGGAGCGCGTTGGCTTCGAAGTTGATGGACTTGAAATAAAGGCCAGACACGTATTTGCAGCAAAGGCCATTGATTACAGGGGCCTCTACAAGAACGACGGAGCATAGTCATAGTTGAACAGAAATAAACTTAACTTGACGGCCTTGGGCAATCCCCAGGGCCGTCGCATTTTTAGGAGGGTAAGCAAATGGCAGACAATTTTATCCAGCAGGGCAAGGTGCTGGACTATTCAAATTCCAGCGGAAACACAATAACTTCCGGCAGTGGTGTGGTTGTTGCAACCGGCATATTCGGCGTAGCCGGCGCTGATATAGCCGATGGTGCAGTTGGCGCGGTCCATCTCGAAGGCGTTTTTGAGTTGGATAAAGCTACAAACGAAGGAGATTTCGCTGTTGGTGACAAACTGTTTTGGAACGCCAGTACGAGCAAATTGACCAAGGTCAACACCGGCAATACTCCGGTTGGTATCTGCTTTGCAGTAGCTGCCGAGGCGGCTGCCAAGGCGCAGGTAAAGCTCGGTGGAGCCTCTGACTTCTCGCCTTCCGATATGGGCGAAATAACTGTCGCTGCCGTAGTTGCCGCTCTGACCGATAATGGTGGTGGTACTGCCGATGGCACCATCGAGGCTCAGGCGGCTCCTGTAACGCTGACCGATAGCACTGGCGCAGAGCCAACCCACGATGACACGCTTGCAGCAGTTACCGAATCTACAGCCGTAACTGACAATAGTACCGGAGCAACAGGTGATACTATCCTTGCCGAGATTACCAATGCGGCTAACGCTGGCAGCGCTGACATTACGCCAACGAAGGATGCGATTGCAAAACTAGCAGTTCTTGCGAACGCGAATTCTGCAGCAGTAGGTGTGCTCAGGCAAAATCAGTCCGATGTCGCGCAGAAGGTCATCGAGCTAGTTACTCTGGCCGGTACAGCTCAGAACAACCTGAAGGAGCTATCCACGAAGGTTAATGCTATTCTCACAGCTCTAAAAGCTGCGAACCTAATGGCAAGCGCATAACAAATGTCATTCAGGAATAAAATCAGCGGGCTTCTCGGCGCAGCTATGCGCTGCATCGGGGAGCCCGTGGTTTATTCTGCGCAGGGGTATCCATCCGTTGAAATCAAAGCCGTTTACGACGGCATTTTTGAGGAGCTCGATCCGAATACAGGAGCTTTGATTGTATCTCAGAAACCATCGATAGGCGTAAAGGATTCTGATTTGCCCGCAGCTCCTCTTAAGGGTGATACCCTCACGGTGCTAGGAAGAAATTTCAAAGTCATTGAGGTCATGCCCGACGGCCAGGGTGGAAGCAAACTCATGCTTCATAAGGTAATATGAGCACTCATCCAAGAGAAAATATAAGAGCGGCTGTCGTTGCTGCTCTTATGGATAATACCGATGTTGGCTCTAAGGTTTATCCCAGCAGGGTGATACCAGTCGCCCAAGATGAGTTGCCCCTTATTCTGGTTTACGCAAATTCGGAGGCAATCGAGATTTATCAAGAATCTCCGCGCGAATATGAACGTGTGCTCTCGCTTAGCGTGGAAATGTGTGCTGATGCCGATGAAAACTTGGACAATGAGCTCGACGCCTTGGCGCTGCAGGTCGAGCATCGACTTATGCAGGATCACACCCTCGGAGAGTTGTGTCGGGACGTAGTGCTCAAGGGCTGTGAGCTCACGGTATCAGCCGATGGTGATACTCCCATCGGGTCATGTGTTCTTACCTACGAAATAACATATTACACGATGGCAGTGGCTGATTCTATCGAGCCAGCCGTCAGTGACCTCAAAACAATTCATGCCGGTTGGAATCAGCCGGATCACGCGCCAGGAGATCTGGACGCTGAAGATGAAATTAAATTCCCAACCTAAGGAGTGAGAGATGAGAGTTTTTCTCAAGCCGGCCTCTGGCAAGACGGTCAGAGATCCGGTGACAGGCACGCCTCTGCCAAAAGATGGCGCGTCGGTGACAATAAGCACTTATTGGCGCCGTAGAATTAAAGACGGCTCGGTCACAAAGTCAAAACCGGCCCCGGAAAAGAAAACAGAAAATAAAAAGGACGAAATCAAAACTATGCCGCTCAGCGGCAGTGGAGGTGAATGATGGTTATTTCTTTCAATGAGGTCCCAAATACCATTCGCGTGCCGTGGATGTATGTCGAATTTGACAGCTCGCGCGCAGTGAGAGGGGCTCAGGCGCAGGCGTATAAAACGCTTATTGTTGGCCAGATGATAAGCGCCGGAGACAACGCAGGATCAGCTTCTCCTGAAGTACCTATAAGGGTCAGATCGAAGAACCAGGCTGACGAACTATTCGGTCCCGGATCACAGATTTCGCAGATGTGTGCAAAGTATTTTGAAAACAACACCCTTACCGAAACCTGGGCGATTCCACTGGAAGACGATGTTGCTGGTGTAAAGGCGACAGGTAAATTTGTAATCGCTGGGGCTGCAACTGCGGCTGGCATCGTCAATCTCTATATAGGCGGTGAAAGGGTGCGTGTTTCTGTTGCTGATGAAGATACAGCTTCGACAGTTGCCACGGCTCTGAGAGAGGCAATCAATGCCAATCTCGATCTTCCTGTTGTTGCCAGCGGTAGCAGCGGAGACGTTGTTGTGACAATGAAAAACGCAGGGGTTGAGGGCAACTATCTCGATCTCAGAATAAATTATTATGACGGAGAATCATTGCCGCCGGGCATCACCTGCGCAATAACTGACATGGCAACCGGAGCAGGCAATCCCGATATAGAAGATGCCATCGCAGTATTTGGTGACGATCAGTGGCATGTGATAATTCATCCCTATACGGATGAAAGCAATCTCGTTGCCCTGG